TACAAAGCCTGATATTGTTGTAGGTAAAGCACTTGCAGCAATATATGAAATGTCAGTTAATGACATTATCTGGTCAACCGAAAGGTAATTTTTTTAATTCTATATTGTGCTTTAAGCACAACTAAGAGGTATTCACTATGGAAAAGGACAATTACAAAGAATACATAATTCCTGGTAAGGCTATTGTTCGCATTCATGGCGAATTCGATATGGAAGAATTCAAAAAGGCAGCAATATGCCTGGTTCAGGACTACGAAAAAGAAAAAAGAATGAAGGCAAAAAAGCGGCTTACAGAAAGGCAGGGTGAAAATGGCTGTAACAATGACGGTGTTGAAAAGCCGTGAAGAATGGCTGCAGAACCGAATGAAAGGTTTAGGCGGCAGTGAGATTTCCGCAGTGATCGGCTGTAATCCATACCTGGATAACATCGAACTATGGAAAAGGAAAACCGGGCAAGTAGAAGCCGAAGATATATCAGACAAACCATATGTACAATACGGCAATCAGGCAGAACGGCATTTAAGGGGACTGTTCCGGCTGGATTATCCACAATACACAGTGGAATATGTGGAAAACAATTCTTTCAAGAATGACAAATATCCGTGGGCGCTTGCTTCACTGGACGGATGGCTGACAGATGAAAATGGTCGCACCGGTATTTTGGAGATAAAGACCACTGAAATTTTAAATTCAATGTCAAAAGAGCGTTGGAACAATCAGATACCGCAAAATTATTACTGTCAAATTCTCTTATATATGGCAGTTCTTGATGCGGACTTTGCAGTACTTAAATGTCAGCTGAAAAGTAATTTTGATGGAACAGTATACTTACAAACTAAACACTATCATATCGAGCGTTCTGATGTTCAAGACGATATAGATTACCTTATGGAGCAGGGTGCTGAATTTTGGAAGTATGTTGTGGAAAAACACCAGCCGCCATTACAACTGCCACCTTTGTAAAGAAAGAGGTGAATATATGTATAAAATTCACGGTCACTATTATGAAAGACTATATAGAACATATAAGTCTATGGTTACAAGATGCACAAATCCTCAGCGAAAAGATTTTAAATATTACGGTGGCAGGGGTATTAAAGTTTGCGATGAATGGCTGAAAAGTTATGAATCCTTTAAGGAATGGGCAATGGCAAACGGTTATTCAGATGAACTTACACTGGACCGAATAGATACAAATAGCGATTACTCGCCCGATAACTGCAGATGGGTTTCTATGAAAGATCAATGTAATAACAAAAGAAGCAACATCCTTATTACTTTGAATGGTGAAACCCACAATTTAAAACAGTGGTCAAAAATAACGGGCATTAACTATTACACATTGGTAAAAAGATTTCACAGAGGACTTTCCCCTGCTGAAATATTGAAAAAATAAAAAGGATGGTATAGCAGATGGAACTAAAAATTTACAGTCCAACCGATGATGGATTTATAAAATCAATCGATTGGAACCACGAAGAAATCAAAAAGGAAGTGGCTGAAAAGGTCAAGTATTATGCAAGCCTGGTCTATACAGAAGATCAGATTAAGGAAGCAAAAAGAGACCGTGCCACACTCAACAAATTTGTTCAGGCCCTGGAAGGTAGGCGCAAGGAAATCAAAAAACAGTGTCTTTCACCTTATGAAACTTTTGAAAAGCAGATGAAAGAAATCATTGCTATTGTCAGTGAACCTATCAATCTGATTGACAGCCAGGTTAAAGGGTTCGAAGACAAGAAAAAGGAAGAAAAGCTGGAACAGATTCAGGCTTACTACGACAGCGTAGAACCGGAAGAATTTTATTGGCTGGGTTTAGGTGCAATTCTCAACGAAAAATGGCTTAATGCTTCCGTGAAAATGTCAGCTGTACAGGCTGAAATTGATGCAAGGCTGGAACAGATAAACAATGACCTTGTTACCCTGTCAAAATTGCCCGATTTCGCCTTTGAAAGTATCGAAGTATACAAGGATACCCTCGATATGAATAAGGCTATTTCAGAGGGACAGCGCCTTTCTGACATACAGAAAAAGAAAGCCGAAGCCCTTAAACCTGAACCGGATGCTTTCCCTCTCTCAAATGAAGATGTGCCGGAAAGTCCAAAACAGTGGGTGTCATTTAAGGCACTTGTGACCGTTGAAGAAGCCCTTGAATTAAAGGATTTCTTTAACCGCAAAAAAATTCATTATGAAGCTATATGAGGCTTTAAATAAATAAAAAAAGTGAGGTAAAAGTAAATGATTAAAAGTGAAATTGGAAAAGTACAGGTTATGGGTTCCGGCGTTGTGATATCCGTTGAATTTTCAATGATCGTTGCCGCATTAAAAGAAAATTTTGGTGAGGATTTTGTAAATCGTGCTTTTTCAACCGGCATGAAAGCATCAGAAGAAATCAAAGCAGAAAACAGGGAAATGGGTGCTGACCTTGAAAAGCTCCTGGGCGTAAATGTAGACAAAATGGTTGAAGAAATCAAAAATGCAATTCTGAAAAAGGAAGGTAAATAAAAATGGCAGTAAACAATTCAATCGTAAGAAAACCACAGAAAACATCTCTTTCAGCATACCTTTCACAGGATGCCGTAAAGAACAAAATCAACGAAGTAGTTGGCGGCAAAGACGGTCAGCGTTTTATCTCCGCTATCGTATCAGCCACAAACAACAACACAGCCCTGCAGGAATGTCACCAGGGTTCAATCGTGAGTGCTGCATTGCTCGGTGAAGCTCTTAAACTTTCCCCTTCCCCACAGCTGGGCCACTACTACCTTGTACCATTCAACGATAAAGAAAAAGGCAAGGTTGCACAGTTCCAGCTGGGCTACAAAGGATATATTCAGTTGGCTATCAGATCAGGCCAGTATAAAAAGCTGAATGTCCTGGCAATCAAAGAAGGCGAACTTGTACATTTCAATCCACTGGATGAAGAAATCAAAATCAACCTTATTGAAAACTGGGATGAAAGAGAATCCCTTGAAACAATCGGCTACTATGCAATGTTTGAACTTGTTAATGGCTTCAAAAAGGCTATTTATTGGAGCAAAAAACAGATGCAGAACCACGCTGTTAAATACTCACAGGGTTATAAGCGTGACCTTGAAAAAGGCACATCCTGGACATTTTGGAGCAAGGACTTTGACGGTATGGCATACAAAACAATGCTCCGTCAGCTGATTTCAAAGTGGGGCATTATGTCCATCGAAATGCAGACAGCTTTTGATGGTGATATGGCTGTTATCCGTGAAGACGGCACAAAAGACTACGTGGAAACAGACGATGACAATATCATTGTTGCCGACTATGTAGATGTGCCGGGAGAAAATACAGAATCTTCTGTTAATGATGCCCAGGCGGCATTGTTCGGTAAATAAAAGAAAGGATTTATAACATATGAAATCAATCGAATTGAAAGAAATGGTGGGCGGTGTTCTTCAGGAACAGTTTGCAAAATCATTTGAAAAGGTTATCGAAAACCTTTTGAATCCAAACACACCATTCAAACCTACACGCAAAATCAACATTGAGCTGAAATTCACACAGAACGAAATTCGTGACAATGTGCATGTTGCTGTTTCTGTTACAGAAAAACTGGCTTCACAGGCACCTATGGAAACAGCTTTTGCGATTGGTAAAGACCTGAAATCAGGTGAAATCTATGCCGAAGAATACGTCAAACAGATTAAATGCCAGCAGTCTTTTTCAAACCTTCCGCAGTTTCAGATTGATGTTGGCACAGGTGAAGTCATAGAAGATGAACCGACCAACAGCAACAACGTTATTGATTTAAGAAAAACAGCTATTTTGTAAGGAGATACAACATGATAAGAAAAGCATTAGAGTACATCATCGACCTTAAAACACCATTCATTGACCAGCTTAATGGGGAAATATATTCCGATAAACCTTTGCACCGCATCAGCTACAATCCAAAAGCTGAACCACTTAAACTGAACACACTTTCATCCTTTGTGGACTATATCAGGTCAAATCTTGATGAAAGGGAAGACTCATTCATTCATATCAAAAGCCCTACAAGAATTGAAATGGTTTCAATGCTGGATGATGAAAGAATTCGTGAAAAGCTGATTGTTGTCGACGCTCTTGTTCCGGATTTCCCTTTTGATAGGTACATAGACCACGAACCATTCTGTATCAATCTTCAGTCAAAATTCATTGATGATGCTTCCACAGATAAGGAACTGCTGCTGAAATTTGCAGGTACTGTTGAAGCCGGCACTGTCGCTGAATATGGTGATGATGGTGTTTCACAAAAAGCAACAATCAGAACCGGTATTGCTTCAAAAGGTGAAGCCATCGTTCCTTCCCCTGCTTCATTGAGACCGTACCGCACTTTCCTTGAAGTGGAACAGCCTACATCAAGTTTCATTTTCCGCATGAGACAGGACAGAAACAATGACGTTGAATGCGGCTTATTTGAAGCTGATGGCGGTGCGTGGAAGATTGAAGCAATGAACAGCATCAAACGTTATCTTGAAGAACGTCTGTGTGATATTACTGACATCATCATAATTTCATAAGGGGGCATAAAACAATGAATGTTGTTTGCTTGATGGGCAGACTTACAGCAGATCCGGAAATTCGCCAAACACCAAACGGCATCAGCGTATGCAGTTTTTCAATCGCAGTTGACCGCTATGTGAAAGATGGCGATAAAAAAACAGATTTTATAAATTG